TATTTTATAAATTATAGGTGGCGGGCATTCCGTAATAGGTGTTGGCCGCAATACACTTAAAAACGACACTATCGAATTTAGCGCCGCCTGTTAGTTGAATTGCTGAACCGTCGCCCCATGTAAGACCACCAAACCACGTCGGGGTATAGCCCGCGCCGCAAATATCTAAACTAATAATGTCGCCAATTTTTGCATTTGAAATAGTGAAAGTTCGGTTTCCGCCAAGCGTGACTTTGAAGTTTTTAGCAACATTTACGTTAATGTCGATTGTGGCGGCGTCGGTAAGTGTTACATAAAGTGTGCTTGATAACGGCCAATCCAATGGTGAAGCCATTTTTGACAAATTAAAGTTTGTAACACCTGAATTTGCAAATGTATAAATACCGCCCGATGTAAAGCTTATTTGTGTGCTAGTGACTGCGGTAATAACGAAATATAAATATCCGCCGCCCTGTTTCATTCTTATTTTGTCGCCAACTTCGAAAATATCTTGTATGTCTGCAATGCCGTTTATGGAAACGGTGGCAACACCAACTTGGTTAGCGTATGCGGAATAGGTGACGGTAATGGGGACGGTTAGGGACGATAAATCAACCCAACCTGTTTTTAAATCATTTCTAAGGTTATTATAGTGGCCGATTGTGGCGTTTATTCCCGCCGAAACGTCTTGCGATTGTGTTAATGCCATATATATATTTTACCCTATCGTTACCGCCCAAGATAGCGTCAAAGTATCGCTTGAAGTCTTGGTTCGGTTAATAGCGGTTCTACAAAACAAAGTACCACTATTGGCGGTGTCTGTAGCGTCGTCGCCAAATAGTCCCGCTTCTTTTAACGTGCCGTTTGCTTCTGCGGTTGTAAAGTAGGTTTGAAAAGTTGCAATGTTTCCCGAAACGGAACGAACGGAAATTAGTTTTCTATAAATTTCGGTTTGTAATTCAATGTCCCCCGCGGCGGGTGCTGTAATTCCCGTTCCAAGTCCGCAATAAGTAATCATACCTTTGCTTGCGGTTTCGATTAAACGTGAAGCAACGGAATTTTTACCCGCTGTAACAAACATATTGTCAACTAAAATGTATTCGTGGGTGTCTTTTTCGACGTTATGATAGTCGAATAAAACTTTTCCTGTTGGCACTATTTTTTCGTTTAAGTTTATATTTTCCATATTAAAACCATTCAAACAATCCCCAAACTGCGCGTGTTGCGCCCGTTGTTAAACTATCGGCGCACCAAGTACGATAAGGCCCCGCGCTGTCAATTGTTAGTGCGTCCGTTAAACTATCCGAAATTAGGGCGTCGCCTAAATTATATAATTCGTCCACAACTTCGTTATTGTCTAATGTAATTATATTACGGTTGGCTTCTAAAAGCTCTATTAAGAAACGAATAATGCCCATTGTCTTTGACGAAGCAATCTTGACGTCGTATTCAAATAACCCCGCACCTAGACTTTTTGCACTAACACTTTGGATTAAATAATTTTCGTTAATATCGTATTCACTTAAATTTATATTGATATACTGACCCGCCACAAAACCCGTCGTGTGCGTTGTAAAACCGCCCTCTACGACGTTATTAGCGTAATCTGTTAGTTCTGCACTTGCCCTATCCCTCGCCGCTTGTGTGGTGGCAATTTGCTTATCAAAAATGGCAAATTCCTGTGGGCCGTGTTCTAAAATGGAAGCGGTATTTTCTAAGGCTATTAAAATTGGAATGTCATAACTATAAGTGACCGCCACGGTATCCGAAGTAGTAAGCGCACCCGTTCCCGTGTCCTGTTCTACATATTTTTCTTCGTAGTTCAAATAATAATCATATCCCGAAGTATTTATGTTTTTTATTCCTAAAGTTTTAGAAACACCATTAACGGTTAACGAAACGTCGTGCGGTTTATCGGGCAATAGAAACTTCTTTTTTACGCCGTCCCCTTTTTGACTATATGTTGTTGGGTCTGAAAGTTTAGTACCGCCCCTAACGTAGACACGATTTTTTATTTGGGTGGCGTCCTTGCTGATTTTCAAATTATAATATGATGTTGTTGCACTTGTAATATTAAATGGCGTTACATTTGTGGCAAGCGGGAAATAGTGAATATCCTTGTTATAGTCTATATACCAATTACGCCCCGTTAAATCGCAAATCTTACGGAATGCGTGGGAAACTTGAACATAGTTAAAACTAATTTGGCTTAGTGTTACACCCTCGACAACATTATTAAAAGTAATTCCAAGACCTGTGCAATAAGTATTTACAATATCTTCTATTATTGCGGCGTCGGTCATATCTTCATAGGATTTATGCACTACTTTTCGGTCTAACAAACGTACATAATCCACGGCGCTACAATCGTATTGAACCAATCCCACGCCCTTTTTGTGTGCCTTAACTTCTGTTAAATATCCGCCAAATATTGTCGTACCGTCGGCCCCCGTTATTATTACTTCGTTATCCGTTTCGGGTGCGCCCGTAGCGTTTCTATCAATTAGGGTAAATGAAAGCGTGTTTGTTTGGTCGTTAATGACGTCGTTAATATTAACGGTTTGATTTACAACGTCCGCCGTTCGGTCTATACCGCCAACCTTAATTGCATAAGTAATTGGGACGGGTGGAATAGCTATGGAAAGTAAAACAAATGCCGTGGCACTTCCCATTGTCCAATCGGTTGTAATCGGGGCCGCTGTAATTTGACTTAAATTAGCGGTATCGGCATTTATAACCCCCGCATTCGTGGCTAGTTGAACTTCTACCAAAGGGCTAGTTGGGTAAAGGGTCGCGCCGCTACTTTCACCAAGTAAAGCACTTAAAATTAAACAATTGTCGACCGAAGGTGTCAAAGAAACGGAAGCGGCAACCGCCGAAGCGCCCGAAGTCACGCCGTAAGTGTTTGGTGTGTCTTGTTTAGCCCCGTCGACTGTAATAGCAATTCCCGAAGCGCCCGTAAGCGTTCCGCTGTAAGTTATTACGATGTTTCCTGTAGCTGTACTAGGATTTATTAAATACCAAAGTTCTAGGGTGTCGTTTGCGGCGGGATAGTCGGAAGTAATGTACCTAGTTAAGGGAACGCCCCCAAATGTTATGCCCGTAATAGCTCTGCCACTAACACTTTCGGCAGAACTGAACACATAAAGTATTCGGTTAGTTCCTGCGGGGGTGTGGGAAAAAGTTAACGAATTTGCACTAGCCATTATTCCGCTTGATTTTGCTTGAACCAAAACGGCCATGTTAGAACCTCACATTCTGTTGTAATTTCTTGACTATATTATTACCTACAATTTCCGAAATTCTTTGTGCGCCCGCTTCGTCGCTGATTAAAGCGCCGTCTAGGTTAACATTTAAAGTTAATCCCCCAACGCCTACCCCCGAAAGTTCCGCACCGTTGATACCGCCTAGTGACGCAGATATTTGGTGGCTAAAGTTAGGAATTGTAATGCTACCAAGTGCGCCTTGTGCTGATTTTACAATTTCCCCTAGTCTATCGTTAATTGAAGGTGAATTTTTCTTATCGGCGTTAAATGCGTCCGAAATAGCGTGGCGTATTTTTTCCGCCATTTCCTTTGCTTTATTCCATATTTTTTCCAATGTTGCGGTGAAGTTTGGAAATAGATTTTCGATAATTCCAATAATCGCTTGAATAGCACCTTTAAATATTTGCTGTACGGCGTCTAGGTTTGTTTTTGCCATTACTCTTAGGGCGTCCCAAAAACCGACCCAATCGCCCGAAACTAAAGCAACGAAGGCGTTAATTATTCCCGAAATAGTACCTAGTATTATTCGAATAAATCCCGCGACTATGTTAAAAGCGCCTTGGACGACGTTAATTATTCCCGTCCCGTATGTTTTCCAAATTTCCATTATGATAACGGCGGCTATTTTTATAACGTTAATTACCGCGTCCCAAATGGCCTTTAGTTCTTCTTTGTGTGCTTCAAATAGGTTTTTTATGTAATCCAATACGGTTTTTGTTATATCTCTAATGCCTAGGAAATTAGTATTCCATGCGGCGAACAGCAACCCAACGGCTAAAACTATTAAGGTAATGGGGTTTGTAAGCGCAACTAAAAGCGACGTTATTACGCCTATTACTGTTAATGCGCCAAGCGCAACGGCCATACCTTCTAAAAATGAAATTATTGCAACCCTGTTTTCCGAAACCCATGCGGAAAATGCACGGGCATTGGTTACAAAATCTTGTAAGAACTGAATTACGGACGGCGATACAATACCTTGCAATTCGGTTGCTAAAGTTCCAACGTCCCCCGATTTTAAAGCGTCAAATAGGGTTAATATAACCGTAGTAAGATTATCGAAGAAACCTTGTATATCAATATTCGACAACAATTTATTTAGTGCATAAGCTAATGGGGTTAGTGCCTGTGTCATAAATTGCCCAAAACCTTCTTGCAATTCCCCAATATTATTTTTCAAAATGGTAATTTGTCCGCCAAAAGTACCGCCCGCGGCTTTAGCACTTCCGCCAAATTCTGTTTGTAATTCTTTTAATATAAATGCTTGGGCTTCTTCGGTTTTCCCCGCTTCAACTAAGCTTTTTATCATATCTTGGTTGGCCTTGCTAAAGTTAACACCAACCCTTCGAAGTGCTGTTACACCTAAAATCGGGTCTTGTAATGCTTTACCAACTTGGATAGCCGAACTTTTTAGGTCTTGGCCTAAAGCGGTAGACATATCAAGTATGGTTTGGGTTGCTTGGTCGAATTTATCGCCCTTAATGTTTGTAAATGTTAAAAGTAAATTTTGCCCTGCCATTATTGCTTCGTCGGCGTATGGGGTTATTCTTGATAGTGCGGTTGCATATTTTTGTAATTCTACGGTTGTTTTTCCTGCGGCATTTCCTGTGGATTTAAGAACGGCTATTTGTTGAACAATTGCGGCTTCCTGTTCCTTCCAAGCGTCCAAGCTCGTTTTAACGGCAACAACTAAACCCGCACCAATGGCGGCGGTTGCTATTCCTGCGGCGGCGGTTAGGCCACCTAGGGCGCTATTAACGCTTTTTAGCCCGCCACTAAGGTTACTAGCTAGTCCTTGCGCCTTTGTAATGCCGTTTTGGAACCCGCTAATGTCTGCCGTTATGTGTGCAATTACGCTTCCTGCGTCAAATCCATTCATATGTCTATTTTACTATAAAATGACCGCTTCCACTTACTACTTGTTTGAAACTTTCAAAGCCCGCTTCGTCTAATTCCTCGCTTACCTGTTCTTCTACGGTGAACATCTTTATTAAGTCTTGTGGTTTGGAACTATGGAAAATTTGGGTCAACGTCGCGTATTCTACGTTCTTACGCCTTCTAATAGTGTTTAGAAGTTCCCAAGCTTCGTCGAAATAAACGTTATACCAAATATAGTCCTTTGCCCAACCGTAAGCGGCGGCCAAGTAGTCCGTTAACCAATACAATAGTTGGTCGTAATCCTCTATTGAACTTTTGGTTGGGCTACTGCTTTTTTTATTTTGTTATAAACGTCGACGTATTTGTTTTCTTCAATAATTCCAAGAAAAACATTTACCACTTCGTCTAGGCCCATTTCGTAAACTTCGTCTTCGGTTAAATCTGTTGCAACACAAATAACCCGTACTACGTCGGGTAATGCGTTTGCTACCAAATCGGGAAGTTTTGCAAAAATTTCTTCGTTTGTTAAACCCTGCAAGGCGCCTAAATGCTTAGGCAATTCTTGTAGACTTTTTAACAAATCAACATACTTCTTTAAAGGAAGTTTGTTTATAACTAACTCTTTTTTACTAGCTAAAGTAATTTTCATAGCTGAACACGGCGGTTACAAATGCTAAGAA